AAATCATCTAAAACTTTGTAATAGTATTCATTGTCACTTGTTTCATAAAAACTTTTAAATTTTTTGTCTAAGTAATAATTTGAAACGTGTAATACACATATGTTGTTATATGAATTTATTGCCTTATAAAATAGAAGACTGTTTGTTCTAAAGCTATGATCTATAATAATTAGACACTTCGACATCTGAAGTCTTTCTGTTTTTATTTATTTATGATATGATGATGTTTAATTTCCAGAATCCAAAAAATTTTAACTGCGCAAAAAAATATTAAAGAATAAATTAGACTTATACACTAAACCTCTAACCTCTTGACCCAAAGGCCTTCAGTGTTTTCCAGATCTATTGTTTCTCTCTGTGTCCCATTTAAATAAATAACAAGTCCTTTCGTAAAATAATGATCTTGTATCGTATCTAATACTATACAATTTTGTTTTATGTCTTCTCCATAAAAGCTTATAGTGACTAAGTCATTTTTTCTTAACTGTGATGCGTATTCAATGTTCGACATATACTTCTGGCTTTCCCCATCTAATAGTTAGTTGAGTGTTATTATTTATCATATTTGTACATATGTTAAATGGCTCACTGTCATAAAATTTAATAATTTTATATAGATCATCATAAACATAGTCTAGATCTTTTTGTAACATTGTAGTATTATTAAATACGTTTATCGTTCCGTCAGCAATGACCGGTCCAATTCTGCACATTATTTCTTCGATAATAGCATTGAAAGCTGCTGAGACTTGGGCCACACTAACTGTAAATGAAAACTCTTCAGGCAGAGTGCTTAAAGTATTCCCGCTAATATGTTGTAGTGCTTGTGAGTTTGCATTGTCTACACCTAATGTGTACACAGTTATACATGGTGCTTCTTTTGTAGTATAAATGCAATTATTGTTGCTTATACTGCGTATGTTATTTTGAACAAAGATTTGCGAAGGCTGTGTTCCTTCGTTAGGAGAACCGTCTGAGATTAGTAGTATGTAATATGCTTCATACTCAGTTGATTGTATTTGAGACATTGCTTCCTGTAGTGGTCTAACAAAATTTGTTCCTCCGCCAGGTGACCTATTATTAACAATAGATTGCACAGTTTGCCTATGATTTAAGCCTTTATCAATAAATGATTTTTCTATGATACCTTCGTTATAAAGAATAACTGAGTAGCTTAAATTGTAGTCTGCACTTATAAATTGTGAAACTGTACTTTTAAGCTGTGCAATTCTATTACCACTCATTGAACCGCTATAATCTAATAACATTATCACAGCTGCATTTATTATGTTAACGTCATGTTTTTCTTCTAAAACAGAAACTATTGTAGTCTTTGTAACATTTCCTCTTCCTGGATTGTACTCAGAAGATATCTTAAATTCTCTTTTGCACAAATCGTTTTCGTCACAAACTAGATCTAGCTCTTCACAGTAAAAGTTAGGATTAGGCATATCAACAAGGTGAGCACAAGAATTCAAAAACTCTTCATTACAAGCATGCTGTATATTGTTTGTAGCAATAATGCTTTGTCCTAGGCTTATGCTGCATGTATCTAGCGACTGTTTTTCATTTGCAACGTTTAAAGAAGTTCTTCCAAATTCTATTGTCAAGATTGCTAGAGTAGCCATTATAGCTGAAATCATTATTACTATTAATGCTGCAAATCCTTTTTTGTTTTTATTTTTTTTCTGCATATATACAATAATCTTCACTTTGAAAGTCACACTTATAAACAGCATCTTCTATTAAAAACTCAGCTTTACTGTTATTAATCTTTAATAGAAGACAATTAAGAAAAGTAGTCTTAATATTAAATGGTTGATTGTATTGATGACATAAATCGTATAACGATCCTATGTTTTCTTTATAAACACATTCTTTTGCTTTTTTATACATTTTTTTTCTTGAGATATATTAGATGTCTAGTGCCTAAGTAGTTCTTGTTTTCTATATTGTCAATTGACCAGTAGTGACCGCTTTGCTTTATCTTAGTATAAAACTCATGCATTAGCATTACGTCAATGTTAAGCCCGTTTGATTTCAAAATATCTGCAGCTAGTAGGTTTGTATTATACTTTTTATCACGTCTAATTGCTTTTAGCTCTACATATCTATTTTCATCAGGATGATAAAAGTCTGGAGTGTATTGTTTGTCTCTTCCATCATAGCCTACTGTGAATGTTTTATGCTCATAAACATACGGCTTCCCGGTTGATTCACACCATCTAGCATAGTCAGCTTCAAGTGAGGACTTAAAAAAGTATTGTTTTGGTAAATCGTACCTAAATCCACACCTTCCTGATGATGGTATTTCATGTAAGCCACTACTCTGTGCTTTGTTTTGACAATCTTTACTGCAATATGTTGTTTCTCTGCCAATAGCTTTATAATACTCGGTTCCACAGTAATCACAGGTTAGTTTTACTCTTTCTTTTTTATTAACCTTAAGATAGCATTCTCTAGAACAGTATTTAGATCCTCTCTTAGACTTGAATTCTGTTTTGCAACATTCACAGTTTTTAATTAAATACTTTTTACTTGAAATGTCTTTACAGGTTTTAGAGCAAAATTTTGAGTTTTTTGCTTTTGACAGTGGAAGTTTATATTCTTCATTACAAGACTGGCAATTTAAATTTACGCTAGGCATAATACACCTCCTTTAATCATAAATATATGACGACAAAGAAAGTATACAACGCAAATCAGCTTACTTTAGTTAATTTTAGGAAAATGAGCTAGCAAGTCAATTCCTGCATTCTTGGCTTCATTTAAGTATTTAAGAGGATTATAATCACAGTCTGAGCTGGTGATTGACTCCCAAGACTGTGTAATTCCTAATTCAAGTGATCTAGCTTTAGTAATACCAGTTTTGTTTTTAAATTTTTGTTTGCTTAATCTATGATTTCCAAGATAATCAGTTTCAGGATACCACTTAATAATATTGTCCAAAGAATTGCCAGACACTTTTTCTATAAGTGATATAATCGATGAAGTATTTAAAGGATTCTCAGCTGTAATGTTGAAATGGTCGTTTCTAACATTACTATTAATAAGCTTGACGACGCTGTAGCAGAAGTCTTCTACATGCATGTAATCTTTAATTTTGTCAGGATCTAAAAACATATCAATATTTTGAACGTTGTTTTTAACAGCGTATAAAGACTTTGCAATAAGAGAATTCATGTCGCCTATACCTCCGTAAGCAAACAAAGGCCTGACAACTAGCCAGTTCTTTGCGTTATTCCTTACAAACATCTCACCTGCATATTTTTGAACTGCGTAATCTGTTCTTGGAAAAACAACGCTTTCTTCAGTGATATCACAATCTTGATAAAGAAATGTATCATAAATAACTGTAGTTCCAGTGTATACAATTTCTATACCTGAAATGTTTGCAGCTTCAGTTATTTTTTTTGTGCCTAGAACATTTGTCATGACAGAATCATCTGGGTTTAGAGCAACCACATCAGTTCCAACAACTGCAGCATTGTGAACAATAACATCTAAGTCTAGATCGTCAAATAAAGACACCCAGTCGTTTACACTATTTCTATAAACACAAACCTCACCAGACTTGGTAAATTGCATGTATTTGTTTGCATAAATAGAACTGTCTAGAGAAACAAAAGTGTTTTCTTGTCTTTCAATTTCTTTTGAAAGATTAACAGCAATAAAACCTTTTTCACCTGTAATTCCAATTCTCATCTTTAAACCTTTTATCTAAATAAAATTTGTGTATATGTTTCTTGCGTATTTATTGTCTTTACTACGTCATTGTTAAGCAAAACAGCAAATGACCTTTTTTTTGTATTGACATTTAATATTATTGTATTATGATATTCAATACTTTCATTGTAATGGAATGTAGATAGAATTACACATACAAGATCACCAGTGTTATTTTTATCTAGTGAAAACAAGTTTGTTATGTTAATTTTATTTTTACCACAACTACAAACATTACTGGTCAACTTCTTACATGCCCAATACTTGTCTGCTTTTAACCCAATGTGTAGTCCGCTGGTCAGGTGTCGTGTTTTTTGTCACTACGTGACCGTTATAATCTCTTTGTCTTCCATAAACAACAAATCCTTTCGTAGCACTACCTTCTTCACCACTAAAAGTATAGTAAGATTTTATAGTTGCACCTTGCTCTTTATACGACTTGTTTATGACATAAATTATAGACAGACGAAGAGTCATTAGGTTGACGTCTGTTAAATTCTTTATTAGGGCATGTGGATTTATACGTGAATACCATAAAGATTCAGCCTTGATGTAATTTCCGACTCCAGAAACAACATTTTGATTCATTAAAGCCGAGCATATATTTTTATTGTCTCTTTTTCTAAGGATTCGAATAAAGTCTTTTGCACTCGGAGGATCAAATAACATGTCAGGGCCAATAGAAGAAAGTTTCTTTTCTAGATCCTTCTTGAACTTTATCCTAAATGTGCCAAAGTTTCTTATGTCATTGAAGCAAAGTGTCAAACCATCATCAGTAGTTATCTTTATTCTAGTATGTTTTGTCTCTAAGTTATTCCATGACCCTGTCATTCCAAGAGTGTTAAAAATAACTTTGTCTCCCAAGTCAAACCAAATAAATTTCCCCTTACAATTAAATGATAAAATCTTGAGTCCGTCTAAGTCTACTAAGTTTTCTATTGGCTTTTTAGTATATCTTCCGCTTAAAACTGTGACGTTTTTGATTGTTTGATATTGACAGTAGTCATTTAGTTTATCAATAAAAAGCCGAACTTCAGGTCCTTCAGGCAGATTAATTTTCCTTTTTTTGAGAAGATTCTGTACGATTTACTTCTGGATGATCATCGTCAGTGTTTGCTGAGTTTTGATCTACACCTTCTTTCGGTAAGGTCGCGTCATGAATTTTATTTCCAAGTCTCTCTTGATCAAATGCAATTAGTAACTGCATAATTGGGTGTGCAACAATATTATGAAATGCATAGCTTTTAATAATGTTTTTAATTTTCATTTATTACCTTTACGATGTCTTGATCTGAAAATGATCTTTCGTTTTTGTTGTACGTTAATCCAGTATAACTACCTAATGGAAATTTTCTGGATTTAAATTCTAAAGGCACAACATAAAATGTAGAATTTGTAAAACTGTCATAAACTTCTAACAAGTATGACTTTGTAAAAATAAATCGCCTATAGACATCTAAGTTGCACAACTCTTCATATTTTGCTTTTCTGTAGTTCTTTGTGTCCTTAAACGACCAAAACTTGTCTGGAACTTTACTCGATTGCGTCCGAATATGGCTCAATTGGCAACTTGTCACTTTCAATAGTTCTATCTAAATAATCTTCTAACTGCTCAAAAGATGTACAAACCTTAATTCCACTTCTTGCTAACATCAAATTAAACTTAGCACCATCCGGTAGCCCTGCGCAAAAATAGATGATTGGCTTGTCAAATGCAAATGCATAGCCTGCTTCCCAAATAGTACCAATATCCTTGTCGCGAGTATTTACCAACAAGAAGTCTGATGTCTTGATGTGATGAAGATTTCCATCAAACGTTTCATCTTGCACTTCTTTTGGAGCATTAGGTGGACAAACAAAAATTCTTCTTGGAGAAGCAAGATTAAAGTAATCTGATCTATCATCGAAGATTTGTTCGAGTCGAGTTAATTCTTCTGCTTGTACTGGGTTAAACCAACCGCTAGCTAGATAAATCTTTTTCATATGTGTATTCCTCTTAATAATTATTTTTCTTTAAATTTTTTAATTTGTAAATGCTTTTCTAAAACTGTTAGTGCTTTTAAACCTTTGAAAAGCTACTTCGAACATTTTCAATAGCTGCTACGTCTTCGTTCCAAAGTCGAGTAAATATTTTTTCCTCCCCACTAGATCGGCCATTAATTTCTTCGCGACGGCATTGGTATATTGCATCGTTCTCATTGTATTCAAAGAGATCATTCTTTGGTTCTGGGTAGTAAAGATTTGTGCCTCTTGAAGTATAAGAACCGTCAGGTAACTTTACACGAAAAGTTCGAACATAATGCATGTCAGGCTTATTGAAATCTAGACAGGTTGCAACTTCTGGTATACAATCAACAACAAGACGTGCAATCTTTGTTGCCATAATATTGTCTACCTCGGGTTGAATTTGCAAGTCTTGACGTTGCTTAATGAATCCAATTAAATCTTTAAGATTAAACCTGGCAATGTAAAAAGTTTCCATGCACTTCGGTAAAATAACTCGTGCGTCCATCATTGAAACGATTTTGCTATCAACCATGTCTGCGTACAGTTGCTTTGCTTGAGCTGCCAACTCAATATATCTATAATAGAAATCATTAGGTGTGCTATTGCAATTTTCAATTGACTCTGGTATTAATGCATTATCATTTCTAAGATCGCGATCACCTGTACACTGTGCAGCAAATGAACCTGCACGGTGACGAATCAGGTGTGTCACAGTTTGAGTATCAATTCCACTGATTTTAAAAGTAAAGCCTAAGCACTCCATTGGAGTCGGTAATGCTCTAAAATTAAGAACATCACGAAGATTTTCAGATGCCTCTTCAGGAGTAGCATTCTCAAACAAAACCTCATCAGGATGATCAGCCCATGTTGCTTTTGTCATGTTCCATGCAATTTTTTGTGCTTGCTCTCGAGATGGTCCATCTACCATCTCAATTGTAAGCGACTCAAGATTATTAATAAAATTAGTAACTGGCACTTGATCAAACTTAAGGTCCATAGGTAAACGAACTGGATCGAGGTTATTATTAATTGGCAATTTAATGTTCCTTTCAATATATTTCTTATATTGAAATTATAGGTCCATTTTTTTAAATTTACACCAATAAATTAAAATTTGTTTGGGTGCATTACATTCAGAAAGTCTTTAAGTTTTTGCAATTGATTAGGTTTAGTAAAGTTGTCACTGATAAGGTTTATTATTATTTTGGTTTCTTCAGGAGGCATTAACAGGTCAGTTTCTAACACCAGAATAAAATAAGCTACTAATGGGATTGTAAGTGCCATCTGCGATTCAGTTGCACTTGAGTCTTGTTTGTCGTCGCTAAGAAGATTATTTCTAAATTCTTCTATTGAAGTAAATATATTTGACCAATTTGTAGGCATCTTAGAAGCTTTTTCAAATACTTCACACACTTCCTGCGCAATCTTCGACTTGTCTATTTTTTCTGGAACTTCGTCTTCAGAGTTTTTGTTTTCAAAAAGACTTTTAAAGACGTCAGATAGCTGGTGTTTTTTCATTTTTTCCCTCGCTGGTTAATTCATATAGAGACTCCAAAACATGTTTGCTGTCTCTATCTACGTATTTGTTTTGTATACATCTATCTATACTCTGTTTAAAACTCATATTATTGTTTTTTGAATACAAAAAAACGGACTCGTAGTCCGCATGTGTTTTTGAAGCAACAAAGTCTTTGTCGTCAATATCTAAATGGAATACATTTCTACAAATAGAAAACTGTATTTCTCTAATTAGAGCGTGTTGTATCTTTTGTTTTAAATGTTCTACTTGCGAAACGTTTGCAGAAATATTAGCTTCTAGTTCAACAATACCTTCGTCAAACGTATCTTTGTTGTAATAGTATCTTGCTTTATTACAAATCATACTAAATTTTTTTGTTTCTGTACTTATATTAATTAACATGTCAACAGTAAATTCTTCGCATAAACTTAAGCTGTGTCTAAAGTCTATTTTGTGTTTTTTGCTTAATACTAGATTATAGTTTGAAGATGCATCTACATAGAGTATGTTATAATCAATTATAATTGTTAATTGAAGATTTTTTGATATGCCTAGTGCAAAGCATATGTCACTAAAAATAGTGTCCCATATTAATTTGAGATAATATGATGAGCTAAATTCTTTTTTTGTGTACAATTTTAGCTCATCATATATAAACATGTTAATATCCTCTTTGTATCCTTTTCCTAATTATCTCGTCTTTCTTGTTAAAAGCTTCATAAAATTCATCAACATCAACACCCATTAAAATCATGAGTGAATAAAAGTAGTTAAAAGCATCAACGATTTCTTCAAGAAAATCTTCACGATCAATTTCAGGAACGTCTGTTTCTCGATGAGGCTTCCAGTTTTTAAGATGACCTAGAGCTTCAAACATCTCTTCTACACCTTTTAGAGCAGTCTCTCTTAACATTGCTTGACTCTCTTTTTTACTGATGTCAACTGGCCAACTTTGGTATGTATGAGGATATTTTTCTTTGATAAGATTCATAAATGTTTCTCGTTTATCAAAGAGTTCGCTCAATCTATCAGTGCTCATTTAGTCCTCAGCTTCATTTTTATTTTGTGAATCTGCGTTGTGCAGCATTTTTTGAATTTGATTTTCAAATACATCTAGATATTCTTGCTCAACAAACAGCATTCCGTCTTCTTCACTAAGTGTTACCATTCTAAGATGATCAATAACATCTGTACCTGTAAGAATAGCTACTTGTACTAGTTTAGCAATGTGTCCAATTGTATTATCGTGTAGTCTCATTTTTTCCCTTACACCACTAAAGGTGATTTTTGAATTTGATTGTTAATGACATCACTGTCATGTTCCATTACTTTTATTATATCAATACCTTCAACTTTTTTTAAAGATTTTACTACAGTCATAAACTTATCTTTCTCTTCAATGAATGAAGGAATATAAGAGACGTTAAGCTCAATAAGTCTGTGACCGTAAGACGTAACAACATCTGATATTGGTCGTGTTTGTCTAACAGTTACAATGGCAGGTAATGCTCTCATATCTGTCATTATATCAAGAACTGTTGGATCTTCTCTGTCTTCGATATTAATTCTACATCTAACAAGCATATTAACTAAATCGCTGTGTCTCTCTAAGAGTAATTCAAGTTTTTTATTCATAATCGACTACCTCGTTTAAAGCTAAATATACTTGATAAAGTTTATGTGTTTAAGTCAATATAACTTTTAATAGTCTCAGGCCATATAGCTAAGATAATATCACGCATACATTCAGCAAGGACTCGTATTTCCTGTTGCGCTCCTTCATGTGTCCTTAGATCAATAAACTTTATAATGTTGTTAAGATTAGCAGTTGCATAATATTCTGTATATAAGTTTTGAGGTAACACCATTCTTGCTTGCTCTCTAGCTACACCGCTTTCAATCATAGAATTATATAAGAGGACAGAGTTAGATATGTGATGTTGAACTGCTTCGTCGCAAGGCCTGCTTTCTAAGTCAACTGGGTATGCAGAGACAATTGGATTAATTAAGTTGTCAGCATTAGAAGCTTGTCGATTTGATTCATGTTGTGTTCTATATTTGTTAGGTACATAAAACTCTAAGTTTTCTCCTGTGTACCTCCTAGAAATCTCATTATAAGACCATGTGCGATGCCTGTGATGTTGACTTCTAACAAAAATAGGAACCTTAATTCTAAAAGTTGCAATGTTATGTTCTAATGTAGAGGTATGTTTGTGTCTAATAAGATAAGAAATTAACTTTTTGTCTTTATCATCTAATTCACTCTTTTGAACTCCAAAAGAAACTCTAGCTGAGTTTACAACAGTGATGTCGTCTCCCATATGTTGAACAAGTTCAATCTTACCAATATTATCGCTATATAAAAAGTGTGTCATATATTAATAGCTCCTTTATAAAGAAATTATATTAATATATGACGATATTTACACTAGAATTTATTTATACGATATCGTCATCTAAATGCATATAAACCTTTTCAGCCCACGGGATGACGTCCCACTTTTTAGCTGAAATGTTGTGGTGGCCTACAACACTATATTGTGTTGCTTCTTTATTACCCATGACATCTAAAGATTTACACACCGGCTTTTCAGTAAGATTTGTAGCTTCTCTTAAAGACTGAAGGAATTGTGCGCAAACTTCTGCAAATTCATCTCCAATCATAACTAATTTTCTGCCTTTAACTCTTGAATCAGGAATTTTACAAACTTCGAGTCTAGCATCAGGATACCACTTTCGTGTCTTCTCCCAATATTTTGGTTCAGGATGCATACAAATATCAACACCAATAGAAGGCTTATTAAACTTTCCTGCATGGTATGCTACTAATCCTGTGTCTAAACACTGCAAGATTTCATATTCATCTGTCTTATGATTTCTTCCAATTAAAAAATGTGATGAAACATGTCGACCTCTTGCAAGATTAAATACATTGTAACAGTGCCTACTATTTAATCCACCCCAATGTACACAAATAGTTTCTGGATCTTTTTTTCTATGATACCAGTTTTTTGTACCATCATCTAACTCATATAGAGAAGAAGACCAGTCAATGTCAAGAGGCGAATCGATAGGAACTACCTTACCCATGTGAATTATAACAGGCGATTCAAAGTAAGCTTTAACTGCTCTATGAGTTGCGGGACCGTACACTCCGTCTGCAGAAGCGCCTACTTCTTGTTGAAGTGTAGTAACATATTCTTTGTTTTTATTTATTGTTTTAAATTGTTCCATAAATTAATCTCTACTGTTTATTATGCTTTCATAAGCGTCTGCAAACACATGATCAGTTAGTTGACTATCATCATCTATAAAACCTTGTTGAAGACCGTAGTTTAAGTAAGCTTTTTCTCTAGTATCATCGTCTTTTATTTCACTGATTTTCGAAGCGACATAGGAAGCGTTTCGCAATTTTCTAAATCTTTTTGAGAGATCTTTAATATCTTGATCTAGCTCGCCAGAGGCTGATTCCAAATCAGAAATCAGAATATTAAGACTTGAGGAAGCGCTTTGTTTGTCTTGATATGTTTCTACACCCTCATACGCTTCTTCAGCTAGCACATTAATTAGCTCGTCCTCATCTAAATCTCGTACTGCGTCTAAAATTTCCTTATGTCCTTTAGATTTAGGATCTTGAATTGCTTTAAAATATTCGGAATGTGAATTAAACAGTCCTTCTAAATCAACTATCCCACTAATATTACTGATCATACCATTCATCTCTTTTGTCTTTTTAGCTTCGTCTTTATGGATAACTTGTCTATTAGAAGATTGTTTCACAAATTCAGCTGTTTTATTTTCTGCATCCCGGAGTGCCTGTTCGTTTTCCTGTCGATATAGTTCTGTTGCTCTTTGTAGAATAGTAACTACAGGATTTGTTTTATCGTTACCATCACTATTGTCTGAACTGTTTTCTTCAGTAGGAAAAAAAACTTCTGGGTTAAAGTTAGGGATAAAACGTCCCATTATTTTTTGCGTTTCCTTCTTAGCATCTTTAGAACTAGACATGTCGTTTACTTCATCAATCGCTGCACCAACTTTATTAAAGTCACCAGTTGCATTGAAAATTACTACTGCAATTGTTGATAGTATTAACATATTTTGATTTTTAAATCTCTGGGACACTATGCTTTGTTTTATTTCTTCAAGCCGTTTAGCACTTTTATCTTTTCCTAGGCTTTTCTTATCTTTAATTAACTTGTCCCATGACTTAATTTCTTCTGGACTCAGCCTGAAGATGTTCTTGGCACTTCTAAAAAGTTTTTTTGTCCATTCCCATGTCTTGCCTTCTACTAAAAGGCCTTCTACTAAATGACCTTCGATTAAAGTGAATCCTTCGTTTTCTTTTAAAAAAATACTTTTTTCTATATTATATACTTCGCTTAGAATATACGTTTTCAGTATGTAATCTTCTGGTTTCATGTAAACTTCTTTCTTTTAACAATAAGTATATGTTCAAGTTAAGATATGAATGCACTATTTCATTACGACTCTTCTATGATCTAGACTTAGTTCTTCTATTGTTTAGAAAAAATACATATTTCACTATAAATCGTCATCGTCGGAAAAGAAGTCTGAAATTGCGCTTGTGTCTCGCTTAGGTCTATTTTTAAACTCATTATCTAAGTCAATATCAGTATCATCGTCTTCGTAATCACTATAACCATCTATAAATTGACCTTTATCATTTACTTTTTCTCCTCTCCCATAATCATTTATCCACGAATCAACATCTTCAGCCGAAGTAATATGCTTAGCAGATCTTAATATGTCTTTTAAAGTAGACTTTGCTTCGTCGTCTACAACGTTTTTGTTAAGCCAGTTTTTAACTGACTTTATTCTATAAAACTCTTTTGAGTAGTCTTTTTCTATTCTTTTCAAAGCAGATCTTAATTCGCTCGGGTCATCTGCATATGTATCAAAAACGCTCTCAGATGCTTTCATAAATTCATTTTCTGCTATTGATGCAGATAAAATTTCTCTAGCAATCAGTTTTACAGCTTCACTAGAAGGATCAGAAAGTGCACTGTTGAGATCTTCTGTGCTTAGACTAGTCAAAGAAGTGCCGTCATCTAAAGTTAAAACTTCATCATGTAGGTCAAAATATTGATTGAGTTCCTCTTGAGTAAAAAAGAACATTTCGTCTATATTAATATCTTCTGCACTTGCAATTGGAGTTTTGTTATATAACATTTCATCTTTAGATATTTTTTTGTCAAACAATGCCTTAAAAACACTTGATATGTTAGATTCTTTTTGTTTGACTGCAATTTTTTCTGGAGCTACTCCTGTGCTAATCATTTTTTTAGCAAGTTCAGCACCCTTTTTAATTTGATCCAACTGGTTCTGTGTGAGCTTTTGGCTCTTAACAGCTTTACTCGATACATCGTCTGTTGATATGCTATCATTTTGTAAAAAACCTTGAGCAAAATATGCAGCTCCTGCAAGTGCTATTGCTGAAAGTCCTGCTAAGACTTTGTTTTCTTCTAAGAGCTCTTGATTTTTCTCTAGTATTAGTATTTTTTCAAAAATATAGTTTTGAAGATCTTTACTCATGTTCTGTAGCTTTCTATGTGTTTTAATATAATATATATTAAACTAAATCAATATCTACAGAAACTACTCCTTTTAAATTAGGTACTCTTAAGTGTTGTACAATGTTGTGTTCTTTTGCTTCTTCTGCGTCTAAAAACCAGTCTGCATGTCCTTTATCATGAATTAAATCAACAAAATAAGACTCGGGCTGACCACAATTTTCAGACATCATTTGATATACTTTTTTATTGAGTCGCTCAGATTCTCTAACGTCTGACTTTAGTTCTTCGATTTTACCAAAAGCAGCAGAAGATACGTCGTGGATCATCATTGTAGAATCTGGGTCCATAAATCTCAAGCCATCAGCACCAAAAGATGATAGCAAAGCGCCACAAGACATAGCTTTTCCTCTAACTATAGTAGCGACAGGAAGTTTTGAGTGTTTGATTGCAGATATCATTGACATAAGAGAGTATACTTGCCCGCCGAAAGAATCAATAATAATGGGAATAACATTTTGACCTGTGTTATGTGCAAGACTAATAGCAGCGCCAAATTCTGATGCAGACTCTTCAGTAAACTCATTTACAGTAATAATAATTGGTTCGTGCTTGAGTTCAAGCGTCTTAATTAGTGAAGAAACCTCAGTTAGAAAATTCATTTTTTATCCTTTTACAAATTCTTAAGTGATTCAATAGTTTGTGTTCCTATCTTTCTAGCTACTTCTTTGTCTTCTTTTAACTTTATAAAAGCAGGAACGTTCATAATCTTGTGCTTTATAGACATGTCTGTGTCCAAAGCAATGTCTATAATTTCAATATTTAGTTCTTCCTTGATGACGTCTGTCAACATTTTTTTCATTTGTTGACATGGGCCACACCAGGGTGCACTAAAAAACAGTATTTTGCTCATTGTTATCTCCTCTTAGTATTTATTATTATATCATTAAGAGGAGATAATTTACAAGAATTATACTTTAAAATGTATCCCATCCCCAGTCATCGCCACTCATCCCATCTGCATTGTAGTCTGTCACTGTTCCTTCGAAGAAGTTTTTAAAGCTATCTCCGTTAACGATCCAATCTAACCACTTTAAAGGATTGTCTTTAACACCAAAATTAGGCTTAAGACCTAATTGGATTAAGCGTCTATCAGCAAGATATCTGATGTATTCTTTGACTTCCTCTTTAGTTAATCCGACAATGTCACCCATTTCGTACGATAGATCAATTACTCTGTCCTCAAGGTCAACAGCGTCTCGATACATCTGGTAAACGTCTTTTTTAAACTTATCGTTAATAATTCTTGGGTGTTCTTTTAAGTACTCTCTAAAGAGATGTGTCATACCTTGAACATGCATAGTTTCGTCTCTAATACTCCATTCAACAATTTCACACATTCCCTTCATTTTGCCAAATCTCTGATAGTTAAGAAGCATTACGAAAGCGCTGAATAGGCTCATTCCTTCATTGCATGCAGATTGTGCCAAAGCTAACCCTAAGCCTTTTTTCGTCGACACATCGTTGTTTTGCATGAACTCAATTTTATTTCTTAGCTCTTCGTAGTCTAAAAATGCCCTGTACTCCTCCTCAGGCAAACCAAGCGTATCGTTAAGAAGAGCATAACTACGTTGATGCGTGCCTTCACGATTTGCAAAGCTTAATAGCATACTCCTAATTTCATTGTTTTTAAATTTAGGAATAAACAGATCACAATAATTACCACCAACTTGGACGTCAGACTGTGTAAATAATCTTAAGACTTGTGTAATATGATTTTTTTCTTCTGTAGATATCTTTCCGCCTTTCCACTGATTGACGTCCTCAGCAAGTTTTGCTTCCCAACTTCCCCAGTGAATCTTTTCATGACTTTCAGCGATCTCCATTGCCCATGGATATTTAAAAGGCTTATAGGTTTCGTTATATTTTAGTAAAGACATTGTTTATCCTTTGTTATATCTAATATTATTAATTATCCTTGACAACTTAAACATTCATCAGGATCTGTATAATCTTGCAACTTGTCTTGTTCAACCTTTTGGCTGACCTTTTCTGCGGGTGCACCGGCACTTGTCCTTAAGTAATAAAGACCTTTAAGATTTTTTTTCCATGCTCTAATATGAACTGCATTTACAGTAGACTTGCTAGTTCCTGCTGGGAAAAACAAGTTAACACTTTGACTTTGACATATAAATTCTTGTCTGTCACTAGCATGATCAACAATCCATCTTTGATCTAATTCAAATGCAGTCTTAAATACTTCTTTATGCCACTCTGAAAGAAAGTCTAAATGTTGTACTGAGCCTTCGTTTAAAATAATAGACGTCCATTGATCATCGATCCATTTTAACCGTTGATCTTCGCTTATGTCCATACTATACTCACCTAGTACTTTTTCTAGTTGCGGGTTTTTTACTAAATATGATCCTACTCTTGTACGATGTGTATATGCATTACTTTTCCAGGGTTCTATTGAAGGTGAAGTGCCTGCAATAATAGAAGAGTTTGCGTTAGGCGCAATTGCTAAAAGGTGTGAATTTCTTACACCATGACCAGTTGCATCTGGGCACTCTCCTTTGGACAGTGCTAACTCTATTGTACGCTGCTTTGCTTTTTCTTTAATGTTACTGAATATATCTTTATTAAGTCCAATGGCAATCCCTGATTCAAACGGCACGTTCTTTGATTGAAGATATGCGTGGAAACCCATAGCACCTAGCCCTAGACTTCTTTCGCTCCTAGCAGAATCAATTGCCCTAGAAAGACAAGGAGGAGCATTTTCTATAAAGTATGAAATTACATTATCCAAATACTCAATTAAGTCTTCTACAATTTGAGTATTTTTCCATTCATCATATTTTTCTACATTTAAAGAGCTTAAACAACAAACAGCACTTCTATCTTTGGATGTAGCCAAAACAATCTCATTGCAAAGGTTAGAACCATTAATTTTAAGTCCTAAGTCTTTTTGAAACTGTGGTAAGTGCCTATTAGCTTCGTCAATAAAAGTGATATAGGGTTCACCCGTTCTAAATCTTACTTGTACAATTCTTTGCCAAAGTTGTCTAGCAGAAATTGTGTCTCTAGTTGTACCGTCGTCAGGATCAATAAGATTCCATTCTCCATCACTAATAACAGCTTTCATAAAGTCATCTGGAATGTTGACTGCGTTATTTAAGTTAAAACATTTCCTGTTAACATCTCCGCCTGTTGGTACTCTTAAATTTAAAAACTCAAGTATGTCTGGGTGTGATACATCCATATAAGCTGCATATGATCCTTTTCTAGTTTTACCTTGACGATATGCAGTCATATCGGAGTCAACTGTCTTAAGAAAAGGAATAGGTCCTGGAGCAATAGTGCTGTTTGATCTTATAGATGACCAATGTCCTCCTACACCACCACCTTTTACAGACATCCAGCGGAGCTCGTCTGTATGTGAAATAAGTCCTTCTAGAGAATCATCTACATAAGTTAAAAAACATGATATAGGTAAACCTAACGACTTTTTATCTATGCTTGGTGCATTACTTAGAATAGGTGAAGAGAACATAAACCATCCTTTTGATGCATAGTCATATATTCTTTGAGCGAGATCGAGACCTTCTTTACCAATCTTGCTCGAGTCATCAGTTGAAAATGCTACAGCCGCTCGAGCGAAGCTTTCCTGAGGAGAGTCTTCACTGTCTAACATGTAGTAGTCTCTCAAGAGATTCTTAGAAAACTCTGTTAGGTTGTCGTCTCTACTTAAATCAATATTAATACTGTAGCACTCTTTAATCATTTTTTCCCCTTTAATCTGAACTTCCGACGCTTCCGTCTTTTCTTTTTGCGCCTTCTGTAAGACTTACATATTCTTCTTCACTAACGATATTGAACTGGTTGTCACACTTAATTACAACTATTTGAAAAGGCAACTTGGAGCCTTCTTCAATAACGTAGTCTACGTTGCCAATATTGACACAATTAACAAAAACCTCACCTGTATAGCCTGCATCAATAACACCCGCTCTAGCCTTTAGAGGCGTCTTAGTAACAGACCCTCTTTCTTGAACAAGGGCGACATAGCCAATAGGCACATCGATTTTTATTCCTGTAGGGATTAGTGTCTTGAATTTTTGATTTTCATGGCGTGAAACAACTGTTGTATTTTCATATGAACCTGGAACTACACTAATAGTTTTACCGCAATTGTATAAGTCTAATCCTGCACTTTCTCCATTATATGCAGGAGTATAATCTTTTACATTGATGTTTTTACTCTCAAGAACATTACATAGTGAATTTAAAACAAAAATATTAGTCATCTTTTTTATTTACCTCTTTCCATTTCTCTCGAAGCTTTTCTTTCATTGAACTGTTATCTTGAGAAACTGCTTCGTTTAGTGTCATTGAAGTTTCATCTAAGATTTGAAACTTTGATTTTGCAGTGTCAATATTTATCGGAAACAGTAAGCCATCTCGGCCGGCGCGATTCTTAGCAACAAATATTCTACCAGTACCTTCAGACTTTTCCATAGGCTTCCTACTGATCGAAAGCACTACGTCAGCAACCTGCGCTTTTCCATATGATTCTCCTAGATTTTCTAGGCCTACGACGTCAGACTTTGATGAATCTTTGTTAGCTTGGGACGCAGTCCAAATAGGAATGCTAAGCTCAACAGCCAAGTTTCTCAACTCTGTATAAATTAATTTTAACTCATGTCGTAAAGAATCATATGCCCGAGAGGACTTCATTACGTCTGCATAGTCAACAGTGACTAAACTTGGTTTAAAACCTTTAAGTGTTAGCTTTTCAATGTGATTTCTTAATGTCATGACTGAAGCTGAACCTGTTGGGTATTCTTTTATGATTAGCTTTCCTAATTCCATTTGTTGATATTTTCCAACTACTTCTTCTTTCCTTACAATGATTTCATTGCTTGGAATATCACATAAGTTTGAGTCGTACCTTTTACCTGTGTCATGTTCAGATAACTCAAAGGTATAGTGAATTACGTTTTTTCCTGCAAGCATTGCAGCACAACCCATTGCTACTAAGAAGTGAGATTTACCAACCCCTGTATTGGCAGCAATAACACCTAGCTCGCCTCTCCCTAGACCACCTCTTAAAATATCTTGAGCGTCAATACGATCTAGACCAGTTGGACACACTTGTCTGTTAATTTGAACAAATCGAGCCTCAATATCATCAAAGAAGTCGTGACCTGTAGTATTAGGCATTCCAACTGAGATCGCTTCTTTCATTATGTTAATGACTGATTCGTACTTTTCAGTTTGAATTAGCTCGACACTTTGTTCTAGCGCTTCCCTAAATGCTTGTTTTTTGCAAAATTCTAGAGACTTATCTTTTACATACTGCAAGTCTCCAACATCAGGATTAGTTTTCATCCTGTGTAGATACTCTATAATTTGGTCTCTAAGGACAGACTCTTTTGTTTTTGAAAGATCTTCTTTGATGATTGTAATTAAAATTGTAAGAGTAGGAAACGTCTTATACTTGTTATAGTATGAGAAATACTTTTCACAAAGGTATGAAAGATATTTAAGATCAAAGTATTCTGGTTCGACTACTTCAATTAACTGTGCTGACCATGTTGTGTCTGTTAGCATGCTTTGGAAAACTTTTTCTTGAAAAGCTTTGCCAAATTTAGAAAAGTTTTTTTGACTCATTAAAGATTATTCCTTAAACAAGAGTTGAGTGAAATTAAAAATGTATGTATATTAAAAAAATTCAAACCTTCACGGTTCATAATTTTAATAAGGTTCATTTTATTTATTGTGTGTTCTTTGTTATCAAATTGATGATTAATTTTTTGGATTTGACTTGCGCTTAACATTGCAGAGTCTAAGTACATTAGCTTCCAATTTTTTTGTAGCTGTTCCTCACAATTTATTATATCATCAAAGATTCTTATTTTACACCCAGAATTAACTTTATTTTGAGCCTCATTAATTATATCATGTATTGAAGATTCTTTAAGCTGGATCAATTCTGGAAAACGCTTGACCATTGTTTTGATGCCTGCACCTTTTACGCCTTTTATACCATCACTTATATCGCCTGCAAAGCATCTAACAAGACAAAAATTTGAAGCAGGAACATTCCATTTTTCTAATATATATTTTTCATCAATTAATTGTTTCTTGTTAGGCGACCATATTTCTGTCGTTTCGTCGACGAGTTGGTAGTAGTCTTTATCTGAAGTTACGATAATACTCTTTTGCGTTGTTTTTTTTGTTTTAACAAGATAAGAGATTACATCATCTGCTTCGCAATCATCAGCATATATTTGTGTAACAGGCGTCTCGTAAAGAATTTCTATTAGAGTTTTTAATTGATTGTCTCTATTTTCAACTGTGTCAGGTATCTCCTTATAATATTGACTCCTGTTAAGTCTGACTGGTCTTCTTCCTTCTTTGTAATTAGGGTCAATACTTCTTCTTCTTATCGAACCACCGCCTTCCCACGCAACAACTATTTTTTGTGGGTTAAATTTAGCAGCTAAATGTTCTATGTTTCTTAAAAAGCCTATAGTTCCGCCACAAAGATGACCGTTCAAAGACTTTTTAGGGTTTGCAGCAAAGTGGCGCATAAAAACGTTTAATCCGTCGACGTAAACTATAGGCTTTTTCATATTAACTCAAATGTTCGAATGCTTCTTCATGAATATCTATTACCTGTTTTGCAACTTCCTCAATCTCAGAGTAGCTTTCAGGATCAATATCAGGATCATCAGTGTTATTTTTTCTAATCATAACTCTTTCAAGTAAAGTATCAATGTAAGGACCATACTCAGGATGTTTCATGATTGATTGAAACTCTGATTTATAAAACTTCTTTTCAAGAATCTCTTCACCTTCTTTGTCCCAGACATGAAGTGTTTTCCAGGCACCTGTGCCTCCTACTTGAATAGTATTACCATCTATAACTTCTGTGCCATGTTTCCTTAACAAATCGAATACTTGTTCATGCTCTTTAATACCAATCCCAAAGTGGATTTCAAAGTCACACTTCCTAAAAGGAGCAGAAACTTTGTTCTTAATTGTCTTTGCTGAAACGTTGATTCCAATTGGCTCCTTGTCTTTGTTAAGAATTTGTGAACCAGCACCTAATTTAATACGGACTGAACTGTGAAAAGGTATTGCCATACCACCCGGAGTTGTATTGTGATTAACTTCGTTACCTGCAAGATAACATTCACCATCAGGAACAGAAACGTCGACAACTTGCATTCGTTGGTCAACCTTGATTGAATCTTTTCTATCTTTTGACTTAATCCATTCATTGTTAACAAGCGTTTTATGTACTGATGTTGTTTTTAGTCCTGAAGGTAGAATGTAATGTGTATCGACAGCATTTTTAACAACAAAATTTGTCATGTCTTTATATCCACTTGGTGTATTGATTTTAATACCTAAGTCTGATAGATCGTACTCGCATGGCGTTTCAAAGTCATCAATATTTAGCTGGCTTGCAATGTTTCTTAACGTTGTTTTAATTTTCAAGTTCTTCTCTTTTATTTAAAATTTTTATTAAAGTATTCTTTATTAAACATAGAGTTTTCATCAAACTCGACTTCTATTTCTGTATCTAAGTCTACACACGTAGGGTCACCGTATAGCACGCCGACCTTTGTTCGAATCTGATTTAAACATACAAACAAAACCTTTTCATTTGCAATAACGCCATTAATCTTTCTCATTCCTTTTGAGATAGCTCTTGCTTGCAAACCAATTGACTCTTTATCATAGTCGCCATTAAGCTCTGCTTTGGGTGAAGTAGCAGCTACAGAGTCCCAAATAATCGTTACTGGTACATCTTTGTCCATTGCTTTTGCTTTAATTATTGTGCTTTCTGCAATAGACAAGACATCTTCAGTACAATGAGTATCAACATAAACAAATCGCTTAGATATATCTACACCTAGCAGACGCAAGTTTTCAACGCTAGTTGCGTTTTCTGTGTCAATATAGACTACAATTCCACCCATACTCTGGGTAGACTTAGCAATTTGCGTAGCAATATGAGACTTTCCGATTGAAGGGGGACCAAAGATCTCTACAATACGACCTTCTGGAAGTCCTCCTGATCTTTGATTTGAAATAATATAATCTAACTGTTTTGATCCTGTACTAATCCACCTGCTGACATGAGTAGGGGACTCATCAGTGCTTAAATTATAAGCAACCCTAGTCCCTCTTTCCTTGTTTAATGACTTAATGAGGTCAACTGTAAAATCGTCTAGTTCTTCTTTTTTCTTCTTTTTGACCTTAGCCATTTATATCCTTTTAAATACAAGTATGCTGCAGCCTCTTTACAGAGGCTTTGAGTTAAGTTATAGACTTAAGTTTTTTACTTTGTTGATTAGAGGTCGTCAAGACTCGCAAATGCATCATCTAAACTCTTGTATTTTGAAGATATTGCATCTGGAGAGTTTTCGTCTGTGTTTTTAGAAGTTGAATTGCTTTGTCCACCGAAGTTACTTGAGCCTCCTCGAGTAGTTTCTTGCTTCTCATCATCACCATTAAGCCATGAGTTAATGATTCGCTCGAGCTCATCGTAAGACTTAAGGTCAAAAAGATCATTGACATCTGGGATGTTATCAAGCCACTGCTTTGATTGTGTATTGTTTTCTGATAGAGGTGATGACTTTCCTCGCGGTCGAACATCTGTGGTAGCGTATTGCTGGCCTGGATTCTTTGTACATGTAATTCGAACGTCTCGTCCATCAAGTGGGTCTGTGATGTCTCCATAGTCCTCATCAATCATGTAGTTGAGTAGAGTTTGGTAAACGTTCTTTCCAAAAGCCCAAATTCGAACACCACGATCCTCTTCACCACGAACAACAACAGGAGCGTAACACCTCATCTTTGGATAAAGTTTCTTTGCTAGATCATAAGACTCTTTAGTGCCTTCGTCTCGAAGCTTTGTAATAAGCTCTTGAAAAGGATCAGGATTATTAAACTGGTAAGGTGCTAAAAGTCCACGATTGTTTCCAATGTTATAGTAGAACATAAGCTCTTTAAAAGGCTGTCCGTCATTGTCAGGATAAGCAAGTAGACGAACAGTTGTCTCTGATCCCTCTTCAGGACGCCACATAACGTTCTTCTTTGAGTTCTGACCGGAGAGTTGACCAAGCTTCTTACGGATTGCATCTAGATCGATTGCCATAATTGATTTTTCCTTTTATTGTTTTAAATATTTAATTTTTTAATTGGTTAATTTTCAATGTTAATATCGACCAATTACTTCGATATTATAGACTATAAATTTTAAATTTACACATTAAAGTAAATTATTTTGTTCAACATATTCTATTAGCTCAGAAGCAGCATGATTGTTGTAGTTTTCATTACCTTTGCAGGTATAGTATCTAATAGATCTGGCAGGAGTTATTTCATCCAAACCTTTCTCTATTAATGTCGGATCATTAGCTTGTAATCCTTGCAAAATGCTTTGACACATTCTTTCAAACTGACTAGGACTGAAGAATGTTCTAAGGTTTCTTTTTAACTTGCCTGTACTGTTCATATATCTAACCAACTTAAATAAGACTTTAGGGAATCCTAGTTTTTCCTCTTGTGAGTGATTAATAATCTCACTAGCTCTATTTGCATTGGTCATATAACCTCTAGTCTTGAATTCAGCAACAATTGATGCATGAACACTTTGTAGACTATCAAACTCTTGATTTGGCACCTTAAAGAATGTACTATCATCACCACTTAACATATTAACAGCAATGCCTTCTACAGGACTGTTAGGATTTAAGTTGCTTCCCGGAAATATTCTTGCTACAAGACTTCTAATGCGTGGTGCAATTTCTCTATTGATGTGAGCTTTGACAGGAAAAGCTGGTCCTTTTACTCTACTAGAAGGAGAGTTGTTAACGTCATCTATAAGTGCATCAATCTCGCTAAGAGTATCTTGATCAATATTAATGTCAGGAATGAGTGGTATATCGTCTGGCATCAAAACTTGAAGTACAGAATTTGCATTATGTCTTTTTGACTCGTAATTACCTGAAATGTTTTTTGCATCTTGCTGTGTAAAGGATCCTTGAGGTTGAATACTAAAAACAGCTGCTATTTCCTTTTCAGGTGGTAAGTCATATGCAATTAAGTCAGGCTTTCTACAATCAGGCTTTATTATCTCTATTCCTAGTGTTATCTTTTCACCAGGAGGCAAAGGCCTAAACTTTCTTCTTAATGCTTTCTTGAGTAGTTTAGAAGTGCCTGGAGATCTCATAAATCGTTTGGCAAAAAGATCTTCTTTTGATTGTATTAGTGAATCTTTAGTAGCACAATAAACAATGTTTCCAATACTAGTACCTTTAATTCCTACATTCATTGCTTGACCAGCTATTTTCTCTGTAGTTGAAAACGTTATATTTTCAGTAACCTCACCTTTTAAGAAATTTAAAAAAGCAATGATCTCAGGTTTTGAAAGATCTTTTATTCTTGCAGTCCTACTTTCATTAATAGAGTCTGAAAAGTATTGTAAACACTCTTTAAAAGATCTTTTTCTGCCTTTTTCACCACCGTTTTTTAAGTAGTGCTGAACAGATCTAGTATAAGTCTTTTTCTTTTTACCTTTAGACCTATGTTTTTTATCTGTTGCTTTACTACTTTTGTAGATGTTTTCACCTTTACTGCCTGCTTTTGGTCCTGTGCCTAAAGGCGTAGCAACTCCACCAACAGCACCTCCTCCCATAGTAGAAAATTCATTAATAAGTTTTTCTAAGACACGTTTGTATATAACGTTTTCCATGGTTCCCTCTTTAGTTTATATAAAGTTATATATTAAAAAGGTGTTACATGAAGCCCTAAAATCTTATCTTTTTCAATCTTCATCACGACGTCATGTGCCATTTGCATTGCTAACGCTAGGTTGGATCGATCTTGTGCATAGAAAATAGTAATTTCAGCGTTACTTTCAGACACTAACTTAATTGCAGACCACTCTTCCCAAGTTAGCGAAATATTGTAATGCTGCATGTACCACAAAGTCATGTCTTGAGGTCTATATTTTGGACAGCTTTCATTCCAGTCGTAATACTGTCCTAACTTTTCTTTATGCCAATCAGAGTCTTTATCTACTAAACGATTAACTGCAAGTGTTCCTATTCTTCCTACAACTGATAAGAGTGCACATTTTATAATACTAGCATTGCTAATGTTAAACGAACATGCCTTGTTTAGTTTGTTAGCAGCACGTGCTAACTCTAAAGAGTAGTCAACAATACCTCCAATACCGCAAAAAGGATCCTTGTCTTTTAATGTCATTGAGGTAGTGATAATTCTCTGACCTTGTTCTTCTAAGAGTTTGTTAATACTTTCGTTATTAAACTGTTTAAGAAAGGTTTCGTATTTTCCCCAAATTTCTTCAATATTACGTTCTTCGAACAATATATCTCCTAAAGTCGCCAGATGATCCCAGTTAAATCTTGGAATCTATGTGTTAGTTTCTTTTTGTCTTCTAATAAAGTTTTAACTGTGTTTAAATCTGTGCCGCTGTCTAACTCTTCCTTGAGTTTCTTAGAAGTGTTAAGTAATTGTTCAAGGCACTCCATTTGTAATCGTGAGCCGTCTATAGATATTTCAACGTCTTTTCCTGAAATGTATCTTGCAGCAACTTGATGTAAAACATGCTCTTTAATATTCATTTTCTACTCCTGATTTTTAATATTAAATATATCTAACTCCAGAGGAAAATGTCTTAATTTATCATGAGTATAACCTGTTGTGATTACATTTAAAAACTCCTCTTTATAATCATTGTTAATATCAAATATAATTGCATCGTGTAAAACAAAAATTGGAACAAACTTTTCAGTATCTAATTTATCAGTTAGCATAGAAAAATAACTCAATGCCAGATCTACTGCTGATGACTGGATGTAGTTGTTTATTAGAATATTTTCTTTTTGCTCTTCAAGATTCCATAAAGGTCGGCCAAAATAGTTCTTGCGTAATCCATTGTCATCAATGTTTGTTGCAAATTCTAATAACTTGTCTAGTTCAAAAAACTCTTTTACACTATGAAAAACATCTTTTGCACGAGATTCACTTAGTCCTTTTAATGACGTATAATGTGCGCCATACAATACAGATATTATAGCTCTTTTAATAATTACACGATCAACATCTAGACCTAATACATTTTTAATCTCGTCATAAAGATCACCTTTAATTTGTTTTCCAATTAATGACAAACAAAGTCGTGGTTCTAGTGAAGAAAAGTCTAGACTTAAAACATCACCGTTTGCAAATCTAGTGTCTAATATCTTTCTATGTCGCTTAGGTAAAGTTAATATACTAGGACCACTTTTTACTGTTAGTCTTCCTGATACGTTGTTAACCAGATTGTAATATGTTTTCTTACAAAAAGAATCTCTATTTGGCTGAAATGTTGTGAGGCACGAAGATATGGTTTCGTTTTTTTCCATATTACATGCAATTCTATAGTAAAGAGAGTTTATTTTAGTACTTTTAATTTCATCGAATAACTTACTGTATGAAGTAAAAAGTGTTGAGTAAGCAAACTCAGAATCTAGTTCTTTTACTTTGTCGTTTGATAAAGCAATGTCTGTATTGTAATTTTCAACTAAATAGTCAGGTAATATTTGATTCTCATTGATACTGTTTTCAGAAACCTCCTCTAATAGAAACTTGAAATATTTATTGTATTTATTTAGTGATTGTATATTGTATAATTTATATAAGTCTCTTGTCATATAGACATATTATTAATTAAGACTTTAATTTACACTTTTTTGTTTAACTAAATTAACATCTACATTGCTATCACTATCAATAGTGACTTTTAGTTTACGTTTTTTATATTTATCAAAATCGTCTGGAGATTCTATAATGTTATCCAAGGTCACACCAAATTCTTCCCATACTATTTGTTTAAGATTTGAATCTCTTTTTCTAATATTTAAAAGCTTGTTTTTTTTAAATTCAACGTCTAACTCAACTGTTGAAGTTTTTTCGTTTATGACAACACATTCTAATTTTAAATATTTATAAGAGTAGGCCTTTCTTGACGTTCTTGTTAATTTATATCCGGCGTTAGCTGGCTTGTTTGTTTTGCTAAAAATGACGTCAAGTATTCTGTTTTCGTCATCGTAAATGTCTTCTAAAAAGTTTCTAAGTTTTTCTATTTTTCTATGTAATCTTATTAATGTTTTGTCACCAATTATAGATTTTATAGTCAATTCTTCCTGTCTATATTTTCTTTTAGAAAGATTAAAACTAGTTATTTCTTTATCGTCCACAAACGCACTGTATTTTAAAAAGAAAGATAAAACTTTTTTAAAGTTAAATTCTTCATTATTGAAGAATAAATGTCGGACACTAAATCTTTCTGTAGAGGGTCGTTTACTTAGTCTTATATTTTTGCGTTCTAACGAGATAGAAGCAACACTACCTACAGATTTTTCTTTGTTTTCATCATCTGATTCAACAAATTTTTGAAGAGATCTACTAAATCCGTCTGCCATTCCTTCATATCTTCCATATGCATCTCCATAACTTAGTGATACTTGTGTAGAGAATTTACCTGGAGTGATTGTGTGTTTAACACCAGTTACTGCATATGTATTATCTAACGTTGTACCAGTTTCAAAGTCTAAAAATATATATTGTCCAAAATTTATCCAAGGACAGCCAAACATTTCAATACTAGCTTGTGCTGGAAGAATCCTTAAGGGAGAATCAAGCAACACTTTGTTGTTTAATTCATATTTGTTATTTCTGTCTGCTCTTGTGATATAAACAGTGTTTAGTTTTCCTTCGTTGACAGTTGCGACTGATGCATTTATAAGAGAAGTATTTTGTGTTGCAAAAGTTGCTGCAGGTACTATTTTTTTGTATTTTTCTTTTAGATCATCAAAACCAAAGCCTGACTTAAACTCATACCTTCCGTTCTCTAGTCTTTTAAACAATCCTGTTTCTGGATCCAAAAGATTTTTAATTAATTTTTGTGCAGTAGTTTCTAGTTCTTTTATTTTATTTAAGTTTTTTAATGATTTACTCTTTAACTCATGTTCTATTTGCTTAAGTTTTCTAAAATCTTCTGATCTTGAAAGAAATCTTTCATTGTAGACATCACATATAGACTGATAGGGGTTGTCATTTCTATCGTAAATTGTTATACGACATATTGTCTTGCTCATGTCTTCTAATGTTGTCAAAGAATCAAAGGTCATATGAATCCCTGGAGGTAGAAAACTAGGGTCT